AACATGGCACGAGCAACGCCTACCCGGACTGCTCCCCGTTCACTGATGACTACTACCGGAACCTCACGGCGGAGGATTTTGAGCATCTCCCGCTATCGAACTGGTTCAGCAGCTACGAGTTCGATGTGAACTATCAGTCGTGCGATTTATACTTCTGGGGTATTCGGCGACTACCCTGAACGCATGGATCGCGCGTTCATCCCCGGCAAACCCGTGCCGCAAGGATCGTTGAAGTTCATCAACGGTCACGCGATCCACGTCCGCGCAACCGACCTCGCAGTATGGCGAGCTGACGTCGCCAGAGGCTGCAAAGACTTCACCTACCATGAAGGCCCGGTCACGATCGGCCTGGTATTCGTGATCCAACGACCCAAAACAGTGAAACGGGAGCATCCCCATGTCCGACCGGATCTCGATAAACTCATTCGAGCAGTGCTGGATGGCCTCACGGGGGTTGGCTACCGTGATGACGAGCAAGTTGTCTCAATTGACGCGCAGAAAACCTACGGAAGTGAACCAGGAGTATTTATTGCACTTGGTCCGGTTACGGCAGGCGATTCGTGAGCGCGAAAGAACTCGCCCAGCTGCGTGACCTGGTGTGGGACAGGTGCGCCGGCCATTGCGAGAAATGCGGTGTCCCGTTGAGTCGGGAGATGTTCGCGTTGCATCACCGGAAACTGAAATCACGGGGCGGGAAAGACACGATCGAGAACCTGGTGGCCTTGCATCACTACTGCCACAACATGGGGACGAACTCGGTTCACATGAATCCTGAGCAGGCCACACTGGACGGTTTCATGGTCGCGTCATGGGACGATCCGTTAGCCGTTCCTGTTACAATTGGGGACGGAAGCCGTGTGCATTTACTCACGGATGGGACATATCTAGAGTTAGGGACAAGCCATGACCGAAGCGAAGATCACGCTCGTTGGTAACGCCGGGAAAGACCCCGAGATCCGTTTCCTCACCGATGGCACACCAGTCGCCAGCGTCTCAGTCGCACACACCGAACGCAAGAAGCAGGGCGACCAGTGGGTCGACGGGGAAACGATCTGGTATCGGGTGACGTGCTGGCGGGAACAAGCCGAAGCACTCGTCGAGGGTGTGAAGAAGGGCGATCAGGTGATCGCTGTGGGGAAGTTCAAGATCGGGTCGTTTGAGAAGGACGGCGAGACTAGAATGGTCCCCGAGGTTGTCGCTGATCTTGTTGGTGTTGTGTGCCGTCCGGCAAAGAAGGCATCGAAGGAGGCTGGACCATCGTGGTGAAGTTCAAGAAGCACATCAAGTTTCGGAAACTCACCATGCAGAAGATCCTGGTCGTCCCTGAGACGATCGCGGTTTCCCAGGCCGATCTCCCCATCGACGAGTAGCCATGTATCGGGACAAGGTTGACGGCGTGGACCACACGGAATATGTCACGATCCCGTGGTGCAAATGCGGTTGGCGGGATTTCGCCGAAAACAAGACCGAAGCGTGGATGAAGATCGGTCGGCATCGGCACAAGGTTCACGGGATCGATGTACGCATCGCTTATAGCGCGTACCATAAAAGGACCGAACGCCGAAAAATCGCAGCGTGACCCACGCCACAACCACCACAAAATAGCAGTCCTAAGGAACCGTAAATGGGCAGGAAAGCCGACCCCGAACGCGATCAGGCAATCGTCGCCTACCGATCAGAAGGCATGACCTACGAAGCGATCGCAGCCCTCGTCGGCATGAGCCCCACCGGGGTACAGCAAGCGTGGGACCGGATCATGGAAACCCACATCAGCGAAACCGTCGAACAAGCCAGGAAGCACGACCTGGAGCGGATCGACTGGGCTATGGGGTTCGCTCGTCAGGATGTGATGAATGGCAAGGCGCGAGGGATTGAGAACTGGTGCAGGTTGCTGGATCACAGGGCGAAACTGTTGGGTTTGTATGCGCCGCAGAAGCAGGAAGTGACGGTATGGACGAATGACAACCTTGGCGACGAACTTCAATTCTGGCTTGACCGACTTAATGCCGTTGATACGAGCAGCAGCGACTTGGGAGATCGACCAAGCACGTAACGAGCAGAAGGCACCAGAAGGCGAGTGGTCCGTTTGGTTGTATGTCGCTGGTCGTGGTGCAGGGAAAACTCGTACTGCCGCTGAGTGGTTAGCAAAGCAGGCAATTGTTAATCGTGAGACACGGTGGGCGATTGTGGCACCAACGTTTGGTGACGGTCGTGACACATGCGTTGAAGGCGAGTCAGGAGTCCAATCAGTCCTTAACCGTTACGGCGCTATACGGGCTTACAACCGATCACAGGGACAGATACGCCTCCGCAACGGAAGCATTATTCAAATCTTTAGCGGTGAAGAACCAGAACGCCTACGCGGACCGCAGCATCACGGCGCATGGGTCGATGAACTCGCAGCGTTCCGCTACGCTCAGCAGGCGTGGGATCAACTGCAATTTGGTCTAAGACTTGGCTCACACCCAAGAACCGTTGTAACAACAACACCAAAACCGCAACCGTTATTGAAGCGGTTGATTGGTCGCACCGATGGAACCGTCGTTGTCACCAGAGGCTCCACATTTGATAACGCAGCGAATCTGGCACCAAGCGCACTGGCTGAATTCGTTGCACGCTATGAAGGCACACGGCTGGGCAGGCAAGAACTGCATGGCGAATTGCTAGAAGATGTTGACGGTGCCCTGTTCACCCGCCAGCAGATCGACGACAACCGCGCCGACAAACCCATCGGCAGGATCATGTCCACCGTGGTGTCCGTCGACCCCGCCGTCACGAACAACGACAGCAGTGACGAAACCGGAATCGTCGTGTGCGCCTCCGACGATCAAGGCAACGGGTATGTCCTCGCGGATCTCACGATGAAGGGCCGACCCGACCAATGGGCCAGGGCAACGATCGACGCGTTCGACCAGTGGAAATGTGACTGCATCGTGGTCGAGGTGAACCAGGGCGGCGACATGGTCGCCCAAACGCTACGCACCGTCCGAAGTTTGCTGCCGATCAAGGAAGTCCGGGCAACAAAAGGCAAACGCCTCCGCGCCGAACCAATCGCCGCCATGTACGAGCAAGGCCGCATCCACCACGTAGGCACATTCCCGCAGCTCGAAGACCAAATGTGCACCTGGGTACCCGATGACGGGAAGTCACCTGACCGCCTCGATGCGATGGTCCACGGCTTCACCTATCTCACGTCTCGCGGCATGAGTCAAGGGTTCATCGCACAAATGGGTATTATGTGCGAAGCGTGCGGAACACCAAATATCCGTGGCTCCGTTTCTTGCGTATCGTGCGGCTCAACATTGAAGGTGGATTATGGGATTGCGTGAACGAGTCGCCAAAGCACTCCTACCCGCTGGGGCATTGACGCAGACCGAACAGCAGATCGCGCAGCAGGTGCCGGCGAGTGGTACGACTGCGACTCCATTGGATCGCGCACCAGAGGATTACACGGTCCCGTTCGCGCCAGGCAGGCCGCTGATCCCGGCACTGATCAACCCTCCGCGTGAGGATGGCCGCGCCGACCCGAGACGCTACGAATACCCGGTCGCCTGGAACTTGCAGATCACGGAAACCCGCGACGTCCCATTCCGCACATTGCGCCAGGTTGCTGACGGTGCTGACCTGGTCCGTAAATGCATCCAGGTTGTGAAGAACCAAATTTCAGGCATGGATTGGGACATTGTGCTCACGCCTGAAGCGGTCGAACGGATCCAAACCGAATCGTCCGGTGTCGGATCTATTCAGGCGTCAAAGATCGCCCGGCAGCAGTTGATGCCCGAGATCCTGCGGTGTAAAGAGTTCTGGAAAATGCCCGACCGCATCAACGGCATGTCCTTCACTGAATGGGTCGGTGTCGCCCTGGAAGAAATGCTCGTTATCGACGCGTTGTCGATTTACCCGAACAAGACCGTCGACAACGAGAACCTTCACAGCCTGGAGATCCTCGACGGGTCAAGCATCAAACCACTCCTCGACGATCGTGGCGGTCGACCACTTCCCCCATACCCAGCATTCCAACAAATCCTGTGGGGTTTCCCGCGCGGAGAGTTCACAGCTAGCGCTGACGCGGACGGCGAGTTCAGTATCGACGACCTGGTGTACGCGCCTCGCACCCGCCGCACCTACACACCGTACGGCTATTCAGCGGTCGAGCAGGCCCTGCCAGTGATCGACTTGTATATGAAGCGGATCCAGTGGCTCAGGACGGAGTTCACGGACGGGGTCACGCCCCAGGTGTTCCTGCTGACGGACGCGATGTACGGGAACAATCCTGAATTGTTGCGCGCCTACGAGCGTGTGTTCAACGATGACATGGCTGGCAAGATGGAGGCTCGTCGCCGCGCCAGGATCCTGCCTGAAGGTATCCGCCCAGAGTTCTCACCATCACCAGACAAACTGTTCGATCCCGCGATGGACGAACTATTGGTGAAGATGATCACGGGCCATTTCGGTATCGGGCCGACACAGGTCGGGTTCGCCCCAAAGGGCGGCCTGGGTGGTGCCGGTGTGCAGAAGGGCGAGGGCCAGTCGAACGAGGAAATCTCGCTCCTGCCAACGATCATCTGGCTCACCGACCTGCTGAATCAACTCTCGTACCGGTTCCTCGGGATGCCGAAGGATCTCACGTTCCAGTTGTCTCAGGGATCCAGCGAGGACGACACGCAGCAAACCACGAACGCTGTCGACAAATACAAGGGCGGCGTCACAACCCTCAACGAAACCCGTGACGGGTTGGGCCTACCGCTGCTGTCCTTCCCTGAAGCGGACATGCCGCTGATTTTGAACACGATGGTCCCGTTGGCTGACGTGGAGGAACTCGTTTCGGGCCAGGATGCGACGGGTGAATCTGAGGACGTTCAACCCGTGAGCGGGTCGATGAAACCGCAGGTTGAGGGTGAGCAGGGCCAGCAGGGAGACATGACCGAACCCGATAAGTCGGTGAGCCTCGCATCAATCGAGTTGGCTGCGTTCGCGAAATGGACGAAGGGCACTCGTAAGCGCGAGTTCGTATTCGAGTTCCTCGACTCCGATAAGGGCAAGTCCCTGAATGTGCTCGCGAAGCATGACCCAGCTGCTGCACGGGAACTCGCGAACGTGTTCAAGGCTGATAAGCCAACGAAGACCGAGGATGGGATGAAGTTCCCAGTCGAGGCCTACGCGTATGTCCCGGATCCGTCGAAGCCGTCAACGTGGAAGTTGCGGTTGTGGGAGACGCCAACGTCGGGGCCGACAGCGGTACAGACCGGTCGCGCTGCTGCTGCGTTTAGCTCTGGTGGGTTCCGTGGGAATCGGGTGCAGATCCCTGCCGAGGATCTGGAGCAGGTGAAGGCCGAGATCCGCGCCGCATGGCACAAGACCCACGACGAGACCCAGGACGAGTTACCTGAGCATTTGAAGTCGGCTGCCGCTGATTCGTTTACGCCACCGGATGGGGTGCAGGCCGCCGCGAAACGCGCCCTAGCCTGGATGGCTGACGGTCACGCCGGTGACGGGTTCACTGACACGGGCAGGAAGCGTGCATCGGATCTCGCTCGTGGCGCAGCAGTCAGCGCCGACACGATCGGTCGCATGGTGAGTTATTTCGCCCGGCACGAGGTCGACAAGGACGCTGAGGGTTTCAACTCGGGTGAGGATGGTTTCCCGTCTCCGGGCCGTGTCGCTTGGGATGCATGGGGTGGTGACGCGGGTAAGTCTTGGGCTGAGTCCGTGTATTCGCGGATCAGTGGGAAGGCCGTGGATTTGGTGAAAGCCGGTGATCGCCGGGGGCGAGATAGTGCCCCCGTCGTACCCGGGGGCGAAGGAAGCGACAGAACTGCACAAGATTTACGCGCAGCGAATCCTGGATTCACTTGGACCCGTCAATAGCCAGAAACTCGTCGCCGCGTTCATTCGCGACAACCCACTGGACCCGGAAGCGTGGCTGGAGTCACGGAACCTGAAAATCTTTGGGGAAGCGACCAGCCAGGTGTTCGCCGACATGTATACGGAAGCGGCGTGGGTCGCGTGGGTTTCTGCAACAGCCGATATCCACGACGTCATGTCGAAGGGTATTCGTGCCAGTTTGGATTGGGGTAACTGGAAACCAGGCGATGCGATTTCGGCGAGGAAACTGATCGGGACGAAGAAACTCCCAGGACTCCAGAAGCTGCTCGACAACCGTAGTGTGATCATCAAGGGCATTGAGAAGACCCGCTACCGTGATCTGGGCAGGATCCTCGGCAATGGGGTTCGGCAGGGTTTGTCGATGGATTCCGTCGCGAAGCAAATCAGGCAGCACCTGGACCAGTACCCGGTCGGGGCACCGGAGTCGGCGGTTCAGCAGCGTGTCGGTGGTGTCGACACTTGGGCTGACATGGTCGCTCGGACTGAGACCGCGAGCGCGATGACGCAAACCACACTCGACACCTATAACGATGCCGGTATCGAGCAGGTTGTTTGGGTGACGGCAGCTGATGGTGGTTGCGATATTTGCGCCGGGTACGCCGACATGGGGCCAGTCAATATTGATGACGGTTTCGGGGATGTTGACGGGCCGCCCGGGCACCCGAACTGCCTGTGCGTTCTTCAGGCCGTGATTCCATCAAGTGAGAAAGCGGTCGACGCGGATCTGGTGAAGGTCGCTCGGGAAGCAGTCGCCCAAGCGTTGCGGGAACTTGATGACATTCCGATGGTGGACGAGGAACATATCGAGGTTCCGTGGCCGATCAAGCCGCGACCGAAACTCGACCCGGACGTGTGGGCAGGTTCGGAAATCAAGGCCGTCGCGATCGCGAACCTGTTCGCCTCCCAGAAACTGTTGTCGAAATCGCAAGTCGAGGAATACATCCAGTCGCAGGGCAACGTTGAGCCAGGGAAGCGTGCTCTGCCGAACGTGTACGATACGAACGGTACGCAAATCATCGTGGACGGGCACCACAGGCTTGCGGCTCTTTGGCTACTCGGTGCCGATGTAGTCAACTCATGGTTCTTGGAGGAATAGTGGCTGTTCAATACGGTCAGGTGAACGTCGGTACGAGCGCGACGTTGATTTACACGCACCAGAAATACACTTCGTCGCCGGTGTTGATCACGAACGCTGACGGAACGAACCCGCTGTACCTGGGCGGTGACGCGAACGTGACGACCTCGAACTGGGGGCATTACATTGCGAAGTCGTTCGGCGAGCAGTCATTCTCGATGAACTTTGGCGACCAGTTGTGGGGCGTTGCTGCCGGCACTGTCGCTGTTCACTGGATTGTGACGGGAGCATGACGATGGCTGTTGACACGAGCGTATTTGCGCGGATCATCAAGCAAGAGAAGCAAGCCGACGGCACCCTGATCGTCACCGGTATCGCGACCGATGACACGCTGGACATCGACCAGCAGATCTGCGACCCGACCTGGCTTGATCGGGCAATGCCTGCATGGTTCAAGTTCGGCAACATTCGTGAGCAGCATTCGAATATCGCTGCGGGTGTCGCGATGAAACTGGAGTCCGACGGTGGCCGGCATGTCGTGACCGCCCGTGTGGTTGATCCGTCATCGGTGAACAAGGTCGAACTCGGTGTGTTGAAGGGGTTCTCTATCGGGATCCGTGACCCGCGTGTCGTGACCGATAAGGCTGCCCCAGGTGGACGCATTGTTGATGGGGAGATCGTGGAAGTTTCCCTCGTGGATCGCCCAGCGAACCCGAGTTGCATGTTGGAGTTGGCTAAGAGTGTCGGCGGCATTGTGCAGCAGACCGAAACCCTCATTGAGAAAGGTGCCGTCATGGAGCGGTGTTCAAAGTGCGGCAAGGCTGTTCCTGCCGACGAGCTGCACAGCAAGATGTGCAAGGACTGTGTCGCGAAGGGCGCGGAGGAATCTTCTGAAGTTTCGCCAGAGGAATCGTCTGAGGAATCTAGCGAGGAAACTAGCGGCGAGGAATCGTCGGAAGAATCCAGCGAAGAATCATCGGAGGAGTCATCCGTCGCCAAGGATGCGATCAACCCCGTCACACTGATGGAAGAGTCATCGCAGAAGCCTGGTGAGGAATCATCACAGCAGCCAGGTGAGGAGTCCAGCCGCGCGAACGGTGTCGCTGGTGTTGCCGGTATGGCTGCCGAAACTTCCGAAGGATCCGATAATGAAGTATCACTCGGCGAAGAATCTTCCGAAGAGTCCAGCGACTCTGAGGATTCAGAAATGTCCAGCACGTTCGGCGAAGTTCTCGCCCGTATCGAGGCACTTTTGACACAACTTGCAGGCAACGGTTCGGTGGAGGCAACAGCTAAGAGCGTGAAGTCGCTCGAAGAGCGTGTTGCGAAGGTCGAAAAGTCTGCTTCACGCGGTCCTGTCCGCACCGCCGTCAAGGCAGCATCAGCCCCGAACGTGGTTGATGCAAAGGCAGTGAAGGCTGCCGAGTACCGCGCTAAGGCTTCAGCCGCAAACGATCCGAAACTGATTGAGGGTTATTTGTTGCTGGCTGCCGACGCAGAAAAGTAAACCCCACCTCAACCATAAGGAATCCCAAATGAACATCTCCCCGGAGACGCTGTTCGGGACGAGCGACCCGCGTGACCTCGCAGCGAAGACTGAAGGCTTCCAGGAAGCCCTCAACAAGTCGATCACTGCTGCCGCGCGTGGCGAGTTTGTTCCCGCAGCAGAAATGTCCATCCCCGGTGTGGGCCAGTCCCCCGCCGTTGCACTCGCTGAGGCTGAGAAGGCCATCAGCAACCCGATGCTCGCTAAGGCCATTGGTGCCGACGCGCTCGCATCAATCCAGCAGCAGGTTCAGGCCGGTCGCGAGATCGTCAAGGACATTGTTGTTGGCGATGGCTTCACCACCGGTTCCCCCGTGTCGACTGGCCTGGTGCCGTTCGACCTGGAGGCCCCAGCGAAGTACCTCGCTCCTCGCCCGACCCCGCTGCGTAACAAGTTGGCACGCGTCAAGGGCCAGGGCACTGCTCGTCGCATCAAGCGCATCACCGGCATCACCGGTTCGGGCACTGGCGGCGTGTCCGTGTTCCATCCCGGTATCGCGGAAACGACCCAAACCAATTTCGCGGTGAACGGTTCCAGCAACGCCTTGTACCTCAACCGTGGCGCAAAGATCAGCTACGCGGGTGACGACAAGATTTTCCCGTACTACCAATTCAGCATGAGCGAT